TGATCCTTGGTGAACCAGCCATCCTCAGGACAAGGAAAACACGTCTGGTAGAAATCCATGAAATCACAGAACACTGTGTCAAACATGGCGCCGCCAATCCACAACCCGATCAATCTGGAAAAAGAGATGTTCAAAGAGTTAACGGTGGACTCCGGATAAAGGGCTAGCTTGAACCACTCCTCCGTATCACGGTAGGCGTGTCCTCCCTTATACCTAGTCCCCAAGAGCTTGAATTCTCCTGGATCCCACGTACACTCACACTTCTCAGGATGTAAGATCATCCCAACTTTAGATGCATCTTCGGAAGCGACAACGAGATCAAAGTTGCCACCAGTCCTAAATGCAGAATCGTCACCTAACACTTTCAATGCCCTGATTTCCAGTTCTTGACATTGAGTCAGATAATCGACAAGGATGTAATTCACAACACTGTCGATCATCTGGGTCCACCACGATCCAGATGGCACACCACGATATTTACGGAACATACGTCCGTCAGGCATTAATATCGGTGTATTTATGAAGTACCACACCATACCGTCCCACACGTTTCGCCACTTCTGTGCGTCACGTCGCGTAACCTTCTGTCCACGGAAGGTGCCGAATTCAATGTTTTGCCTTAGTATATCAAAAGCCACACGAATCAGCCACGCTGGTACCTTGGTGTCAAACGATGAAAAATCAACGCCGTACAACTTTTCGCCTTCCCTTAGTCCGACACACCACTCGGTGTAAAGGCGTTGTGAACTCTTCCCGTTCAACATTGGTGAATTAGGATCCTGCATGTACTGTTGGTACATCCTCGGAGCATAGAATCCTTCCACACACAACATCTCTGCGGGGTAAACCCATACGAGGCGAGTCTTCGGATCATCGATCGTAGACATGCCACCTCTTTGGCCTGCAAGACAAGGAGGGAACCTCATCTTAGTGGGATTGAAACGACCACGGCCATCTTGTTTCATGCGGTGTCCTAACCACCGCGCTTCGTGATAAATATCTTCCATAACATCACCCTTCTTACACCCCATGAACGTTGCACCCGCTGAGGTGTCACGTCTCATGAATGGTCCGACTTCATGCCAATCAAGTGGCTCATCTTTCCATGGTAAACGAAAGGCTTTACGTGCTTTAGATATTGCGTTTTGCATCGACTTGCGCTGCACACGCGACAACGAATTGAAATCATTCTTACCGTCTGAAAACTTTAACAGTGACTTGTACATACCGGATGGACCCTGTGGCTTGCGAGTATATCCATAGATCCGTTCGTACATAGTTCGGTCGAATTGTTTTAAACTGGTGCGTATCCACGCATCAGTGTTGGATTGTCCGGAGTAAACACCGTAACCGCCATAGCGCGCGATCTCGGATAATCCTGGTGACGAGAAATCTCGTTCGATAGTG